CCGTTTCACTACGCTCTCCGGTGCTACAATTTTCACACCGTTGCCCAAGGCCATGATCCATCCCAGAAACTGATTGCTAACTGCCACGTTTACTATCGTACGGAAGTGCTCATCATCCACCGGTCGGATTATAATTTCTTTACCAAACCGGTCGATCAGCACGCCGACAAATTTATTTTCCGCTTCCAGCGTAATCTGCATTTCCTCGCCGCCGTACACGCCGAACAGACTCTTGGTGTATCTGGGCATATTAAACTCTTTGAACTCTTCCTTGCCCTTGCGCTTCTTGCTCAGCACGGAAAGCTTCAGCATCTTGTCTACCCGGTAATGCTTGATTTTATTTTCTTCTCCATCATAACCTACCAGGTAGTAATTCTCATCGTCCCACATCAACCCCCAAGGGCTTACCTGATACCACGCTCCGCCTTTGCGCAATTCCATTTCTTTCTTCACGTTCCATTGGTAATACTTAAAGCGAATTTGGCTGTCGCAGCCGATGGCTTCGTGTATTTTATCCACGTTGAAGTAAATGCTTTCGTTCATGGTCTTCACGCGCCCGGAGATGGCCACTTGGCGTTGCAGTTTATGCGCTTCGTATTTACTGGCCATAGCTTCCAACTTGCGGATCAGCGACTTGGACTTTTTATCCGTCATAAATTTGGCAGACTGCACAGAATCTACCAGCAGTTTCAGTTCTGGCAGTTCAAAGTCGCGGTTACCTATATGGTACATAAAGTTTCGCTGGGTCTTCTCACGGATGATATCAAAACCAAAATCACGTAACAAAGCAACGTCCTGATACAGCGTCTTCCGTTCCACATCCACACCATAGGCTTTCAGTTTGCCTATAATCTGTGACAGGGTCAGCATATGTGCGTCATCTGTATCTTCTGAGAAAATTTTCATGAGATATAACAACTTCAGTTTTTGACAATTACCTTCAGCCATTCTTTTCACCTTATAGTTTTGTTCTCCTATACACTATCGGCTAACTCAAATACTAAACTTACAATAGTTTTATTATTTGATTATGCCTTGCAATCATTGTAAATCCCAATTGTCAATATAAATTTTCAGCAGTTCCTCTTGACGCGCTTTTACTGTTTCTGGCTTCCAAACATCATATCGTAACACCTGAGATGTCAGTGCGAATGATGATGCTCCAGCCTTACCAGTAAAATATTTATCTTTTTTGAGGTCGAAATCATAATTCTGGGCTTGGGAATTGGTTCTCTTAGCCAGCGGCAGTAAGTTACCAATCTTGTGTACCCAATAGTTTCGTTCTTCCTGATCAGGCCACCATTCAGCCCACTGACTACCTTCAGCGACGGTTTGCGGCAATACATGTTCAATGGTGAGAATCTTAGAATCATATGTTGCTGCTCCATCAGAAACAAATGAATCCAACCTGAGAATCAGGTAGTTCCTCTTTTTAGATACCATTTTGTACATATCGGAATTAAGGCAACTAATGAATTCGTCAATTTCTTCTCGTGTCAGTTCAATAGCATCCCATACGTTATTTTCAATGTCTTTTAGCACACTGCCATAGCGTTCAATCCTGTGTGTAACGTCCCAAGACGTAGCTCTCATATATGCAGCAAGGCGTTCCAATCTTCGCAAAAACTTATTCAGTTGAGTCGAATCTGACTTATGAATACTATAAAAAAGTAGAGCAGAGGGAATCCAGTCAGAGTTATCAAGTCTATTCAGCCATTGTAGGATGTCGTTAACTTGATCGGCTCCACTCGTTGCCATGTAATCACAGTTTTTAACGACACGATATGCTTCACAGAACGGTTCCAAAATATTATCAATAAAATTAATAACCGTCGATTTATTCTTCTCAGGGATAACGACCTGCTCAAATTCATCCTGCAAAGCTACCTTTGCCTTGACTTTCGCTCGAATCATTCTAATCGCAGCAAACAAGTCATTAAATCCTTCCCGTCCAAGCTGAACCTCCATTTCTTCCCATTTGTCTGTGTATTCATCTTGGAGGCTAACAGGAAGCACACCGATTAAATTAGCTTTAAAAATATCCGTCGCCTTCAAGTCCAATCCACGGTTATTCATAACTGAGAATATCCGGAATGCTGCCTCACGGGTCGATGTAGTCACCTGCACAATAAAACAGCGTTCTGCAATAAAGGAACCAAATTCTTTAATCTTTTCAATACTATCAAAACTCTGTTTAAGATTTTTGGACAATTGCCTGGCATTAAGAATAATATTCTTTTTTGATTCGGTTGATTGTGCTCCATCGTCTAAAGCAAAAAGTTCATCAAAACGAAATTCTTGAACATATTTACGGAAGAACTCTCTCTCTCGCTCTCTAATTGTCAAACGAGGTTTTGCAGGGATTTTTCTTAAAGGACTACCCTTTTCAATGATAAAACCGTAAAAATCATCATAAAAAATATCATCCTTGGGAATCATGGACGTAATGAGTGCAAGTAAAATAGTAAGCGTTGTCAAACGTTGTTGTCCATCAATAACTTCTGAAAACGGTTTCTTCTCATCTGGTTTATAGAGTACAACGCTTCCCAAAAAATATTGCTCATCTTCAGGCTGACCAGTATAAAAATCATACAAATCTGAAAAGAGCTTCCCCGTTTCTTCTTCTGTCCAAGCATATGGTCTTTGAAAATTTGGGATTACATAATCAAAATTTTGGCTGAAAACAGCAGACACCGGATATTCCGCACCCTTAATTATTGCGCCCATTATTAGTTCTCCTATCTCGCAAAAACTATTATCGAAAATGGTATGTCGGTTCCTGTAAAAATATTTTAACATTATATATTAATTTAAACAACAAAAAAGACCCGCAGGTTTCCCCACGGGTCGTAAACACACTATTCGGTTACATTTTCCGTACTGCAAAATATAGACAGGCTGCGGCTATCACATATGCGATGTTCCGCTGCCGTTTTGCCTTACGGAGCTTGTACTTTTCCTCTTCTTCGTACTGTTTCAATAATCTGTTGGCTGTCTGCAATGAGTTCCCCTGCTCGCTGATTACCAGTTTCAATCCGGCCAGCTGTTCCTTCAGCTTCCCGGATTGTATCCCGGCTTCCTTCAATTGCGTCTGCGACTGCGCCAGCTGTGTTTGCAGTGTCTTTGACTCCCTGCTCTGCCTCTCGTTGATACTGTTCAGTTCGTTCAAGTTCCTCTCGAGCCTGTCCAGCTCCCCGGAAGAGATCCGGTACATTTCCTCCGCCGAACAAAAAGCCGGAGTAGAAGATAATGAGACAGCCAATAAGATGCAAAACAATACCTTGCTTTTCCCGGACATCCATCTCACCGCCTCCCTCAACCAAGATACCAGTTGCCATCAAACCAGCGGTTCCCGACCTTCAGCCCGTCGGTGAACTGCCACATCTTTGCATTCGGCCAGTCGCAGGAACGTCCCCATTCGGCGCACCAGACCGGTGCGTACTCCGGCAGCACGTTCATGTAGATGCGGTTTTCCAGCCAGTCCAGGCTGGCGTAGATGCCACAGTTATACCCATGGCGGTTGCATTCCGCGATGAACTCGTTGCACATCCCGGTAATGACCAGGCAGTTCGGCATGCCATGGCGTTCCTTGTAGCCGTCGCCGTCCTCCATGTCGAACCATACGCCCATCTCCAGCTTCGCCGGGGTCAGGCCGCTGGTTTCCAGGATATGCATCATAAACTCCGCCTCAGCCCTTGCTTCATTTTTCGTCAGTGCATAACTGTAGTAGTAAACGCCAATCTTCAGCCCGGCTTCCAGCGCCTCATTCACATTTTTGTAAAACAGGGTGTCGAGATGCCCGCGCCCGTACCCCAGGCGGATGATGGCAAAATCAATACCGTTCTCCTTCACGGCCTTCCAGTCGATCCAGCCGTTGTTTTCTGATACGTCAATTCCTTTTATCATGATTTTCCCCTCCGTTTCAAAAGCTCATGAAGCCGGGCCATGCTCTGCACCCCGGCATCCCCCAGGTTCTCGATGATGGACAGCGCCTCGTTCATGGCCAGATACCCGCAGACGATCTGCAGAATCTGGGACGGGCTGCCCGCCGCCATGCTCATCAGGTCAAAAATTGCTGCCATCAAAAAGCAGATGATATAGACGAACAGCTTGCTGACGCCGCGCTTGCGCATCTCCTCGCTGTTGATCTTCCGTGCCTTCCGGGCACTGTTAATACCTTTCACGGCATCAAAAAAAGCAGGGGCTTCGTTCCCCTGCTCCACCAGGTGCTCATAGCTGATGGCGATCCATTTTGTAATGATGTCCAGGTACAGCAGCACCCCGAACCCGACCATCAGGATGGAGTACTTACTTGTCGCCAGCCCCAGTACCGCGCCGGCGACCACCTTGATGTTGCACATGTCCCCCATCCTGTCCAACACACTTCGGAAAATTTCCTTGTCCATGCTTTCCCTCCTATTCCCCTGCAGACAGCAGGAACCTGTTATAATCGTGCTTCTAAAGCCGCAATCCGCGATTCCAAAGATGCCAAGAGTGAACTTATATCCAGCACGCCTCTTTTATCTGTCCTGACCATAGTTGTTCCATCTGTCACACCAAGAGGCAGATAGAAATTGGTATAGGTGGTTGTCAGGTTGAACGGAGTTTTCGCATCCGCAATCAGTGGCGTTAGTAAATTGTACGCACCGTTCGCACCTGAAACCGTTGAATACCGCCTAAACCCAACTTGTGTTATTCCTGCGGCGGATGTAGCATAATTGCCCAATGTCAATAACGGAGCATTATCTATCTTGTTTGTTGGATTGAACTCAAGATACCCTTTTTCAACATCATTATTTGTATAAAGGGTAAATCCCAGCTTGTCGTTAGTTCCTGCTTGCTTGAAACGGATTGTTTTTGTGCCAATAAACGTCTTAACGCCCGTTATATCCTGGTCTGTATCCGTTGTTACATAATTGGTTATGCCAAAAGCATATGACAGGCTGTTCCATGCGGTAGCACCATCTCCAACCTTTGCCCTCAGCGTGTCCGTTTCAATGCCTATTTCCCCGGCTGCAAGAACAGGATTTTCCGCCGTCCAGTTACTTGCCGTATCCCGCCTTAACTGTATCGTTACATCGGTTGCGTTACGGGCAGCCATAAACAAGCACCCCCTTATGCGTTACCACAATCAAGGACCAACGTATCCGTACTGTGCAGGATCGTACTGCCGTCCGTCAGCCCGCCCGACGACTTTCCTGCAAACGCAGCATTAAAGCGTGAATCTGTGTAGTACAGGTTATTACTCCCCTCGGAAATATCGTCACTGTCCAGCGTAACTGCGCCAGTCTTACTGTTAACCGATATGACACCACCGCCCGGCATATTTATCTGCAGCCAGTTTGCCAGTACACCCGGGCCATCTGCCGCCAGAACATACACCGCGTTCGTGTCCGTTCTTATACACAAATCGCCTTTCTGTGCAGGGAGCGCCAGCATACCTGCTTCGCTTGAAGCGGTAAGGGTATCCGTTATTGCCAGAGCCGGCAACACCGATGCGTTCAATTTGCCGTTGGAGTCCAGCACGGGAACGTTACCGCCGGAAGTACCTACATCTTTACTGGCGGCTGTACCGGCGTCCGAAATATCAGCCAAAGCAAGCGCAGGCAGCGTATATACGGCAACATCAGTCCCGTCAATGATAAGATGCCCGTTTGTGGAAGAAGCCCGGACAGATGCCCCGCTGTATTCCAGCTGCGACCATGTTTTTACGCCATCACCGATTTTGAATTTTTTGGTGTCAATCTCAACACCGAACTCGCCTTTTGAAAGCACTGGGTTTGCGGTAGTCCAGTTTGCCGCTGTGTCATTCCGTATTAATATGGTTACCCCGTTTGCTGTTTGATTAGCCATTTGCGCCTCCCCCGTCTATACACTTAATTTGATTCCAGTCACTGCCAACGCAGTAGTATTTCAAGTCCCTGTCATCCCACCGGTATATCCTGTTCCCACTGGTATCCGTATATAAAACACCAACCTGCCCCAGGTTCGGGAACTCATATATGCTGCCATAGGTTTCGCTTTGTACTTTCAACGAATCCAGCCATTCCTGCTCGGTGCCAACAAAGCCGTTATCTACGGCAACCTGGTACGCACTTTTGCCATCCCTGCCGTCAAGCCCGGTGATTTCAAGATTAAAATCAACCTCCTGCGTATCAACGGACAATTCGGTTTCGACTTGCGGCATATCAATGATGATGTCCACCGTTTTTTCTTCCATACTGCACACCCCTAATCCGTGGTAATGTCTGGCTGCAAGTGGTACTGGTATACGCCAAAGGTTACATAACGCCCCTCTTCCGTTCCGTTGTTGATTCTAACCTGGATGTCATAGTAATAATCACCAAACGGCAATCCCTGTGTGGCCTGATGGGAGATGTGGACACTGCCATTCACAACAGGCACCTGGAACAGGTAATCAGAATCCTTGCTGTTTCTTTTCACGGAAAGCACGGCTTCATAATCGCTGACCGGCTCGCCATTGATTTTAATGTTGACGCGAAAATCAGCGGTGTCGCCCCTTGTGTGGAAAATGTTTCCCTTTTTGATGATAAACATAGTGTTCTCCTTTACTCCCCTGCCTGCGGAACTAACCCGCCAAGCATAAACCCGCAATTTTCGTAAACGGACGGGTCGGCAATATCACGCACAGTCCGGCAAAGGCCAAGCAGTTTTCCATGGAAGTACTCGTTTGTGTTGGACTGGTTATTGCCGATTCTCGGCGTAGTATATTTCATCCCGTTGATAAGGTAAGTATCTACGTAAGAGCCGATCAGCTCACCATCCACATATACATACACTGTGCTTGAAGTCACAGCCATCGCAATATGGTGGATACCCAATAGATCCAGGTCCCCTATGGACATCCGGCTGCCATTTGCATAGTGCGAAACAGAGTTGTAATAAATGCCAATAGTGCCGTTATTACTATTGCTGCCACCCATTGAGTACAGTACGCCGCCGTTATCAAGGACGCTTTTTATATCCGTTACAGCCTCCCACAAGAAAACAGGGTCTGTCATGCCCGAGTAATCGGGGAAGGTGATAGTGTTTGTAAGGAAATTGTTATTTGAAAAACTTATGCCGCCTTTATCGTAATAATTCTCGTACCCATACTGCGAAAACCCGTTGACGCTGATCGTTGCGTAGTTACTCCTGTCCACAGGCAAATCCGTAAAATCAAGGTGTATAAGGCTGAACCCGTTGAAGTCTGCGTCCGCCTGCATATCGGAAAGGTCGATAGCAATGTTGGTATCTGCGTCAGTAATGGCAACAGAGCCGGAAACACCGATAAACCCATCGCACTCAACACGGTACTGAAGCGTGTCCGCAGCCGCGCCGAGAACAATTTTATTGTCTGTATTAAAGTCCAATTCGCACTTCGATGTTTCAACATGCATTTTCGGCTTGCAATTCGCTGGCAACGTCAATGATACGGTGTACTCGATTGCAGTGTTATCATCCAGCATTTCCAGCGGCAAAATCTGTGCCGCAAACCCAACCCAGTTGGTCGCGTTCCTGATTTTTTCCAGGAAATACAGGCCGACATACACAAACCCCGTGCCATTCGCAATGGACGAATTGGTGAATACGTTTGTGTTGCCAAGCGTACAAAAATAATTTCCCAAAACCAATTTTCCCAAAGCGGAACAGTTGTAAAATGTTTCTGTGCCACCTATCCACGTTGCTTTTTGGATATACACGCTTTTTAATGCAGGACAATTATAAAACGCTTGCGAGTCCGCACCTGTTCCCAATGGAAGACGAGCCGATTTAACTGCGGTTGCATCACGGAAAGCACGGTAACGAACAGCCGATGTTATCGCAGGTAAAACCACTTCCTCAAACCGTGCGCCACGGAATGTATATTCGCTTGCCAATGAGTTGACTTTTGCAAACGTAAAGTTTAAGAATTTTGTACAGCCACTGAAAATATCACTACCGCTCAACGTTACCAAACTTGGGAGATTCATCGTTTCCAATGCAGGACAGTTGGCAAATGAGCCACCGTACAATACCGTACATTTTGGCAAATCAATGCTCTGCAAATGGCTACAATAGTTAAATCCGTTTGCACCAACCCATGTTACTTCGGGAAAATTACAAGTAACAAGCGAACCACAGGAATAAAACATTTCATCATTAATCGCAGTAAGACTTGGAAAATCCGCTTCTTCAAGCCTGGGGCATTCGCGGAAAGCACGATAGGAACCCGAAACGCAGGAGTCCATTTTGACATAACGCAAGTTGTCGCAATAACGGCACGTTTCACCGCTTAACGATATTACCGCAGGAAGAATCAGGGACTGAAGCGAATCATTATTGTTCATGACCCTTGTGCTTAAAACCCCGTTAATCTCCCCGTTAAAATCATTGATTTCCGTTGCCGTACCGGCAAACACCTCCGCTATATTTATCGGTGAGGTGAGGTTCCTTGTATGCCGGTAATACGCATATTCAGGCTCGGGATTCGGCACCTCTTCGGTTGGTTCTATGAACTTCGGTGCTTTTATATATTCAACGTCCTCAAATATCACACCATTGATTTTTAGCGTATCGTACATTTATACTCCCCCTCTTTCGCTTAATACCAGCATCCTGCTTGGCCGGACAAGCGTTGAAATCATTTCCTGTTTAACGATACCGTCCATTACGCCGCGCGGTAACGTGATTGTATCGCCCTCTTGCGTAACGGGCTCAAAGATAGTACCGCCGCCCTGGAAGATTATTTGTTGGTTATCACCAGTTGTAAGCATAAGACTACTCCCGTTCACCTCTGCCATTTTGATATAAAAGTGGCTTGTTTTTCGTACAAAGTTGTTATCAACGTATTCTTTCGTTGCAAGTTCTTCTACTCTTACGGAAGCCGTGTCAGAATATTCCCCGATATTTCCGCGTTTATCCATAAACGCAACGGAAACATCGTAATCCCCGGCATTGCACAGGTACATATATTCAAAGTCGCTTGTTTCAATATAGTCTACGGTTTCCCCGTCGCTAATAGAGATTCTCGCTGTGTAACCCTGTGGAATGATTCCTATGTCAATCCGAAAGCCGCCCGGAGAAACAGTAAGAACAGGCTCGTTTGGAATAGGTATTGCGTCAACAGATAAAAGCCCGGAAACAGTTCCCTCGCTCCGTTCTGAGCCAAGCAATGTCACAATTTTTATGTAATAGTCCGTGTTGGGCAATACATCGACTTTCGCTGCATTGCCCTTTATGTTTTCCTTCGCAATGTAAAAATCAGTTCCATCGGTCGATGTCAGTAAAATAAACGTACCGCCATTATCGGGAATGTCCCATGACGCAGTAATACGCCCCACAAAATTCCCGTCATCATCCGTGGTTTGTTCCAATACTGCATATAACCGTGATACATTTTGCGGAACACCATACCAATTCTGGTAATCCGAAAAATATGGAATGTTATAACCCATCGCCTGTCTCCTTTGGCGTAACGAATATCTTGCCGTTTGACCGCACAATGTTGTACTTGCCGATACTCTCAATGCGGCTTGCCCTCGCAGCCCAGTTCGGATGTTCCTTGTAGTCATGCACATAGCTTTCTTTGACAAGGTACTTCACTTTGCTATTACCCTCGGGCATTACGATACTTCCGCTAAACTTAACGTCATACGAATCCATGATGACATACTCCAAGGATGTGTTGCCGCCAAAAAAAGCCGCCGCATCGGTTAATTTGCTTGTGTCAATCCCGCTGATGTCTGCAATTTTCAGTGAAGGGCAGCTGTCAAAGCAGCCTCTTACGTTTACCAGGTTGGGAGTTTCCCAATCGTGCATATCAACATAAATAATGGATGTTTGGTAAAACAGGTATTTCATGGTTTTTAAATACGGGGTTTTCCATTTTTCAAAACCAATCACCTGCTGTAACGCGCTGCACTTGCCAAACGCATAATCCAGCTGTTCACAGTTGCCTGCGTGAACCTGGGAAACATCCGCTTTCAGCACATGGGTACACATATCCTGGATATTGACGCTGACATCAGAACCAAGCAGGCAACACATATAGGCGGCCGGGATCGGCCTCATATCCACCAGTATCAGCTTGTTGATTATCCCGTTTTTGCTGATGCCTTGAGTGCAAAGAGCATCAGAGTAGAATACATAATACCAGTAGTCGGCAAACAGGTTCCAACGGTTGCAGCTACCGTTAATATATGCAACCCTGCCTTGTTCGGTCTCTTCCGCAACAATGTAATAGTTTTTGTTCAACGGCAATGCGCTGACGCTGTAAGCGTAGTCATCCCCGTTGATTATGAGGTTGCCGTAAGCGTATCCCGATTCAGAGGTAACGGTAACATCGATAAACCAGCCGATTTCTGTCTCAGAAAAAGATTCCGTATATTCTACCGGGGTAAACCCAGCCCTGTATTTTTTAACAATGATGGTCTGATGGGCAGACTGCCCTATCGTAACGGTAAACACCCGTTCCTTCTCATCGTCACCATCATAGTTCTCTGGCTCTTCAAATACCCTGGCATCATATTCAATACAGCTGATCTGCCTTGTGAAATCCTGCGCCCTTGTTATGGACTGGATGGTGAACAGCTTGTTTTCCGTTTCAGAAACAGCAACAGAGAACACGTCCCCTGCATGGATAGTGCCCAGTGGCGAGTTCAGTGCAACAGTAGTCCATCCATCCCGGCTTTCCACAATGGCCACTGCCTCTTCATGCATGGTGTCCGTTTCGGATTCCCGCCACTGCAAGACATAATTGGATTCCGTGTCGGCCACCTCGCAAGGCAGCAACACCGATGTTCCTGTTACGCTTTCGATTCTTCCGCTGTTCTGCCATTGCGGAACATCATGGGAAATAATCACCACATCGCCTATGGTACACGCTATGGCATCAATGTCGGCCTCAAAGGTTACCGTCCGTAGCTGGTACTTGTTGCACAACAGCTGGTAAACGCCCTCACGATATGCCTGGGAGAATTTTGTAATGCCGTCCATTGTTACTTGTGCAGTTTTTGCATATCCGTCGGAATCGTAGGTCTCCCCGTATATGGCAATAACATCCCGCTGGTAGTCCGCATCCCGGTTTGTAAACGTGACTTCTACGCTGTTTGCCCGGTCTGCCACCTTTAAAAACTCTTCAGCGAACGTACCCGCCTTAATATTGCCCATGCCGAACATCTGCACTGGCTCCTGCTGGTGCGCAAAGATACAGCCATACTTCGTGCCGAAACGCACTACCCGGCCATGCCCGATAGGTGCAATCTTTTCGTTGCACACATCGATCAGTTCGCCGGCAGATATGATTTCAATATCCACGTAATAGTTCTTAGCATCGCAGAATGCCGCCCATGCAGCAAAATCATCATAGCGGATCAAATGCGCCGGAACGCCGCGGACTTCAAACTCGGTATTATGGGTGTGGATGTTTTTCAACGCCCGGCACTGGTGCAACAGGTCATAACAGGCCCATGCAGGATTATCAGCGCGTTTCGGGGTATATCCACCATTGGCATATACATACACAACCGTCCTTGATTTCATAAAACTCAACGAGGGCGAACCGCTTAACTGGTCTGTAGCCTTTGCCTTAATTCCCAGCAGCGCAGTACAGGGATAAACAAAATCATCATAGACGATAGACGACAAGCCGGTCCAATACGTGCTGAACCCATCCCTGGCCGAGTTGCTGTGCGTACGTTCTGTTACTTTCACCCTGACCGCATACTCACCGGGAGCAATGCGGTCTATTCGGTATTCACGCCGTATGGCTTTGGTAGAATTCCCGCTTATGGCGTACGCCTGCCTGGCAGAATCCCAGCCGTCCGTTGTGTGGATGAATTCTGTTACATTGTGCCATTCACCATCAGAGCTCTGTACTTGGATTTGGATATAAACCGTATTGGTGGTTAAATCACCCGAATCAGTACCGTGGAACAAGCCGTTAGGGCATTCGATCTTAATAATCAACCCCTCTGTGGCCGACCCCTGGGCCGTGGAATTGTACCACTCATCCAGCGTTTCCATGTGGTACGAAAGGTTCTGCGTGAAATGCGTATCACCAAAAAACCGGATGATTTCCTGGTCGTTTGTGCCTTTCCGGACTTCCCATTCCACATCCTTGTAAAACGTGATCGGGTTATCGTTCAGCCGTATATCCCCAATCTCTACCTCTCCTTCGCCAGCCGCGACCAGCCAATAAAGATAGTCATTGTTGCCGGATGCCATCGTGTATTTGCCAATGGTCTGCCCGCCGCTTTTCACAGTCCCGTAAGTTAACGCAACAGGATTGTTCTGCCCCTCCATCGTGGTAACACCGCCCCACGAATATGTTGCTTCTTCCGTACCGCCATTATTGCCATGGTCAGCTTTCTGCCCTGTCATCCTGCCAATCAGGGTCGAACCCAGGAACATAACGGCGGCAGCGGCAACATACCCCATAACGCCCCAGGACGCCATGCTTGCGCCCCATGCACCGGCGCCAACCAGGCCGCCTACGCCAAAACTTACCACGGACAACGCGATGGCGGCTACAATACCAAGGATGCCTTTGCCCTTGCCACCGCCTTTGGCAATAACAGGATAAATAACAATAAAATCCCCGTCACGGACTCCTGCCGTTTCATCCACGCTACGCCCATTGACAGTGGCCTGCATCTCAACGCCCTCAATGGCGTTCTCCCGCAACAGTTCAGCAAGCGTTTTTCCTGCTTCTATGTGTTTTACCTCCCTGCCGTCCTGCGGGGAGAACGGATTTTTTACAATGACTAATGTAACCATTTAATCACCCACATATTCGTAAAAGCCAACAATCACCCTGCGCCACGCGGGAGAAGATAATCTGTCAATATTCACGCCGATACGCTCCCGGGTATGGATAAACCGCCCGCCGCCGATATATACAGCCGTATGGTTGACGACCCCAACGGGAGAGCCGAACCGCATAGCAATTAAACAGGGCGCTTTCGGTTCCTTGATTTCCTTCCAGGGATAGTTCTTCACGTTCCCTGTTATCAGTTCGTTCACCCGGCACATATCGTCAAAGTTGTACTGCATGTCATATTCGGGGATCTCATACCCGTAGCGCCTGAATACTTCCTTTACCAGCCCGTAGCAGTCAAAACCCACTTTTATATCCCTGCCGCGGTTTACAAACGGGACACCGATCAAATCCGTAAAATCAGCCATGAGCATACACACCTTTCTGGTCTATTCCGGGATAACCGCCAAACCGTTTTGAATTGCTGTGCGCCCTGCAATCCGCCAACGTATGCTGGCATTCAGCCAGAACACCTTTATAGCCACACCGCAATCCTTTATATTTAAACGGGCAGTTATTTTTCATGTACCTGTCCAACGGCCTTCTTGTTTTTGCGCTGTATCCGTTGCCAAGCGTAAACTCAATCCACTGTTCGTCAATCTTGCAGGCAGTAACAACGAAGTACTCTTCCAGGTCGGCTGCACCGTTTAAATTCAGCGAATTTACCACACGCAGGATTACTTCTGTGCCGACACCGCCACCGCTGTCCTCAACGTACCACTGCATGCCTCTTGCCACATTGGATACCTTCAGGCTGACATTGGGGTCCTGCGTATCATCCTCTGTAACCTCCCCTATTTCAAACGGGAAAGCTATGTACTCATGCCCTTTCCAGGTTATATTTTCATTGTTATAGCAGATATAAACGGTAGTATGTAACCGAATCTCAAGCAGGATAAGAAAACAGCTGTCTGTGGACAGCTTGTTCTTCTCGGCTTTCGATATCGCAGAAATTGATATCATGTCACACCTCTGTCAGTTCAACCGTACCGCTCCAGTAATGCAGCGCGTCATTCGTCCACTTTCCCACGTGGGTCACTCGTACTTCCACCGTTTCCGGGTGGGCGTCATCCAGGGAATCGGTATTGACCCAGTAAAAAGACCGTGCCGAGAACGACACGGTCTGTGAAATAAATGTCATCAAAGTCAAATACTCGCTTCTTGGAATGTGGTTCCATTTCAGCGTCCACTTCCGCCGGCTCCGTGTAAACTTCCGCCGGCTCTGCTGGGACCCGTCCTCAAACTTGGTGACCAGGGAATTGTTTTCATACTCGCATTCAAACGGCCAGGCAGGCGGTGTTATGTTGGTTGGAAAATAAATCGTGGTCATTATGCCTTCCCTCCTTGCAGCATGGAACGCAGTCCCATCGTGTTGTTGGTGATGCCTTTGAGCACCACGCCCAGCACCCAGCGTTCGCCGTCAAAGGCGCTGCCGGTCTGCTCGGCCTCCATCGCCATGCCAGTCTCATTGTGCAGGTTGATGACAACGGGCGGCATCCCGTTCCCATACGAACCGCTCCCGACATACCCGCCCCCGGCAAAGTGAGGCATTATGCCGGAGTTCAGCGCGTTCAGCCTTGGCACACCGATGCGCCTCACGGCCTCGGCGTTTATCACATACTCGCCGTTGGATAACATGGCGGGGATGCTGTCGCTGGTTCCTGTCCCCGGGCCTGAAATCATGCCCCCGGACGCAAAACTGCCCAGCCTGATCCCCAGCGCATTGGATGCCGCCCCATAGGTGTTGAACCCGCCGGAAACCAGGCCACCCCCGTTGAAGAAGCCGGGCATAATCCATTTCAGGAACTGGTTCACGACCTGCGCCGCCATGGTCTCCGCTATGCTTTTCACAATGGCGTCTAGAAGGCCGTTCAACAGGTCCATGAATGCGTCCCCGAAATTCTTCTGGCCTTTCAGTATGTTTGTAAAAAAGGTTTCAAAGGCACCCTGGCTTTCCAGTATGCTGTCCGCCATCAGCTCATTCGTAGTTTTATGGGTTTGCAGCCAGTTTTCGTAATACCGCTGCATCGCATTCTGCTGTGTGTTATAGGCATTGATCCGCGCCGCGTTCTCCTGGGTCAGCAGTTTTTGCAGGGCCTCCCAGGAATTCTGCCGGAACGCCTCATCCTTTGCCGCCATCAGGTCCTTGCACTGGATATAGAAGTTTGCTGTTTCCTCAGCATACTGCTGCTCGGCGGCAGCAATGTCTTTCGCTACCTGTTTTGCAAGGGACAGTTTCCCGTTTTCCATCACCTCAAAGGCAACCCCCTGGGCCGTGAAATTCTCTGTCAGCCGCTGCCGTTCCGCATCGCTCATGCCGATGTACTCAATCTCGAACGCCTGCCATTGCCTGCGGATGTCCTCCACCGCTTCCTCATGGTCCAGTTCCACCATATAGGCTGCCCGTTCCGCAGCGGTGGCATAGTTCATCTGCAGGGCTATGCTGTCCCGCATGGCGTCCTGCACCTTCCGGAGCATACCAACTTCCGACCTGGCAGCCCGTTCTGCGGCAGCCCGCCGGCGTGCCTCCTCTCGGGCCGGGTCGACCTGCCGGCCACGCCCTCCGCCGCCTTTTCCTCCGGTGCCGGCTGTATCTGCCCCACCGGATCTTCCGAAATTACTAAAATCGGGTGTCTTCACCGGAGCCTTGCTGCCCGGGATTTCAGGAGCGCCGGAACCTCCGGGCAAATACCGCAAGCTCTTTCCTGCCTGCCTCGCCCGGTCAAGCAACTGGTCAAGCCATGCCAGCGCAGCCTGTACCGTGCTGCGGATAACATCGACGACCTGCCTGCCCCAGTCCGGCAAGGCGTTATAGGCCATGTTTTTGAAATCGTCAATTACATTCCCGATAGCGTTGCCGATGTTTTCCGCCATGCCGGAAATTTCGTTCCATACCGTTTCCGACATCGTTGTGATGCCATTTTGCAGGTCAAAAAACAAATCGATGGCCCCCGTCACAAAAGGCTCTATCGCCTCTCCCAACAGGACACCGAATCCCATCATGATGTCAATGGCGTCGGACACGACAGAAGTAACAGCATCAATGGCTTCCGAAAACTCTTGTGTAATCGCTGCAGCCTTCTCTTCGCTGACCCCCAGCACATCGAGCAGTGCCTGCAGCGTTTTTACGGGATTTAGTATCGCATATACCGCCGCCCCGACTGCCGCCCCCGCCGCTATCAGTGGCAACAGAGGTGCCACGGCAGCCCATGCGGCTACCGCCATACTTCCCAACGCAGGTATCGCTACGGCCACGATCGCACCTGCCAACGCCATGATGGCCATCTGCAACTCCGGCGGCACCAGGTCAAGCAAAGCGTCCTTCAAGCCTTTGTTCTTGATTTCCGAGGCAAACTCTGAGAGAGCATCCCCGGCCGTGCTGAACACTTCCGGCAGGTTGAGTGCCTCCGAGATGGCAAGGCCTGCCTGCATGGCGGTCTGTTCCACGCCGTCCATAAGGTTTGACCAGGCGCCCAGCACCGTCTTGCTCTGGGCATCCATCATCCCGGCATAGCGGCTTTCCATACCGCCCACCAGCGCTTCCAGCGCCATCTGGCTGTCCACCATGCCTCTGGACACCCTGTCCTGCGCCGTGGCTACATCCGTGCCAAGGTACTGCGCCAGCATCTGCCAGGCCGGGATGCCCAGCTCCGTGACCTGCATCATTTCCTGGCTTGCCAGCTTGCCTTTGGCAGCGATCTGGCCTAACGCGACGGTCAGCCGGTTCACACCGTCCTGCCCTGCGCCCACGCCGGCAGCGGCATCACCGACCGCCGTCAAGGTCGGTATGATCTGCTCCGCCGTAAAACCGAACGCCAGGAACTTCTGGGATGCCAGCGTGACATCCTTAAATTCAAAGGGTGTGTGGGCGGCAAAGTCCTGCAGCTCCTTAATCATCTGGTCGGCCTTGTCGGCGCTTCCCAGCATGTTGGTCATGGCCGTCTGCACATTCTGCAGCTCACCGCCTGCCTTCACGGCATAGACCGCTACACCTGCCAGTGCGGCGCCTACCGCCGTGATGCCGATGGCCGCGCTACGGGACGTGGACATGCCTTCCCTGCCGAACGCATAGTTCAGCTGGCGCTGTACCGCTTTCAGTTCCTTCTTCAGATCCGAGGTGTCAGCCCCGATGTTCACCAGAAGGTCGGCTACCTTTGTCGCCATGGCCCATGTCCCCCTTTCCCAGATTGAATTTCTCGATAAAGTATTCCCGCTCAGCCTGCAGGTCTTCCGCCGCCGTATCCGGCAGGAAGGGCTTCATCAGCTGTTTGGGCGTTATCTCCTTTTTCAGATGGATGTTCATCAGGCAGGAAACCCAGTAGGCTGTTTTCCACAGTTCTTCCAGGCGCTGTTCCTGCCATGCGTCCAAAAGTTCCTTTACCTCAAATAAATCCAGGGCATAGAACTGTTCGTGGGTGTAACCCCGCTTTATCAGTTCATGCCCTGCAAACTCCACATAGTCACGGAATGAGGGGAGCTTTTTCCCCTCTACCCGTTTTTTTCTTCTTTTTCCGCCTCGTCTTCCAGTTTTTCTGTCGCATCCTCTGGGAAGGTCGCCAAGTACGCTGCCGTGCCTGCGATGCCCGTGGCCACCACCGCTTTGGTGATGGGAAGGGAAATCTCCTCGATGCTGTGTCCCTTGTACAGAAGTTCCTGGATCTTGTCGGCATAGAACTTCTGGGACCGCCCCCAAAACGAGCCGTCCTCCTCATGGACGGCAACCGAGAGCAAGGCTGTCATGACCGTGATGCTCAAGGCCCTGAGTTCCTGCAGCACCTGCAGGGTGGGCATCTTCAGCATCTGTTCCACGGTCATCATCTTGCCGATATCCAGTTTCAGGTACTGGCCTTCCTTAATCAAATCGAACGGGATTTTCTTAACCATTGTTTTCACCCTCCTCCGGATCTTCGGTCACTTCTTCCCCTGCGGGGCTGTCCGTCTGCAGCTCCGACAACGGCCCGTCACCGGAGATGGTGCCGGAAATGGTCGCCACATCATCGTGCTGCGTGTTCAGCGAGAACTCTGTAATAGAACCCCAGCCGGTGTAATAACTCTTGTCCGGGTACTCAAACTTCAGGTGTACCTGCTGTCCTGCGTTGAACGCGGCTTCCAGGTAACGCGCCCCTTCATCGTTCAAGAGCACCACGGATTCTAAGTCGATGCCCCAGCTCCTGAGTCCCGGCAGATGACAGGTCCAGCCGCCCGACGTCTTGTGGGAGGCGTCCAGCTCATCCGCTTTCCGATTCAGCTTGCCGGAGCGCTGCCCGCCGATCAGCAGCCAGTCCGGATTCTGGTCGCTCACGCCCTTGTTTGCGTAAATCAGATAGTCTTTGCCCGCCGTCGCCGTGGATGTGGCATCGGTACGGGTCGGAAATGTAGTCACAGACATTTTCATTCCTCCTTCTTGTTCTGTATCAGCATATCCAGGGTGAGGACGCCGCTGTAGCCGATCTCATCTTCCGGATACGTCTCGTAAAGATCAATGGCCTGGCTGCACACAAAAAACTCCTCCGCAGACAGGTCGACCTGTTCAACAGCGAACAGGTTGATGAGGTTCTCTGCCAGGTTGTTGATCTCGAACCTTCCCTTGTAATTGCTGTAGATATGGATATGGACGGAGGCTTTCGTCATGTCCTCCGTCTTTGTGGATTTGTCCTGCACATTGACCGCTCCCAGGGTGATGAACGGCAGCTGCGCCTCTTCCGGCACATAGTCGTACACCCTGTATCCCGTCCTTTCCCTGAGGAAAGGCACCAGTGCTTTGTGCAGGGCGTTATTCGGTAATCGTTTCATGTTCCCCTCAGCGCCTTCTTTATATCCTGAATGATCTGCGGCTCCACGGCTTCATACGCCGGTTTCAGGAACGGCTTCCCCTTACGTTTGGGTATGACCGCGATTTTGCTGAATTTGTACCCGCCGTCCAACGGGAACCGCAGTACTTTCTTATGCCTGGGCCGGACGACGACCGCCCTTGCCCCGAACTCCACCAGATGGGCATGGAGTTCATTGGAATAGACCTGACCTTCCAGCTTTGCGGAACTGAACCGGGTCTTGATGGATTTCCGCAGCCGGCCCGTGTGTCTTGGCACACGCTGCACGGCTTCCCGCCTCACCAGCCGGGTGCCTTTCCGCAGGGCGTCTTCCACGCGCAACCGCATCCTCCCGTCCCAGTTCCTGATTTGCTTTATCGCCTGTGCCAGCTCACCTGCCGGCACTTTCACCGTAAATGTCGCCATAGCTCACACCCCCGGTTCATAGTGCCGCAGGATAAGCATGGTGTTGTCCCGGAAGGTGTTGTCAGCGGTTTCCACCACAAACACATCCCCTTCCAGCACCACCCGCCAGCCACGCTTAATATCCCGCCGTGGCCGGATGCGGATCCGCACCTGCTCCCGGTTCATGGGAGTCCCTTCCGCCTGCTGTTCAGCATAGTCTGTCCGTTCCATCCTGGCCCAGACTTTCCCATCATCTTCATAGACGGTTTCCAGCCCGCCGTAATCATCCTCACGGGTGACAGGCCGCTGCAGGGTGATCCGTTTGTCCATCTTCGCAATCTTCATATCTCTCAAAAAGCCTCCTTCCGCACACCGAACAGGAGGGACCGCAGGGTCAGTGTCAGGGCATGATGGTCTGCTTCCTCCCGGTGTTCGTACAGATAGGCTGTCGCATACAGAACCGCGGTCTTTGCCGTTTCCCCCTGGGCTGCGAATTCCTCCGCATCCTCTATCCGGGCCACATCCATGCACAGCTTTTCCGCTGACTGGAACAGGCTGGTAACCAGCCCGTCCTCCTCATCAGTGTCTACCCGCAGGTAGTTCTTCACTTCCTCCAGTTCCAGAAGCATGCCCATCACCCCTTATCCATCAATCCCCGCCTTCGGCTCCACCGGTCTCGCCACCAGATTCACCACCGGATTCACCGCCGGAGTTACCGGAACCGCCTGCATTGGAACCACCGGCGTTTCCGCCAGAGTTGCCACCTGCAGACGCACCGGCTACTTTCAGCACCTGCACGGCTTCCGGCAGGATCAGAAGGCCGTCCACACGTTCCTTCATCACATAGCCCACCATGCCGTTCCCGGCGAACAGTTCTTTCAGGACCTGCAGGGAACGCTGGCCGCGGTCACCGATGTTGTAGTAACTGAAATCACCGAAGGCCAGCGCCACATTGCCTGCCGCCAGCTTCGGTGCAAACTGGGAAGTACGGATGCCATATCCCAGGATACGGTCAGGTTCCCCACTCTGCAGGCTCGGCTGCCACAGGTAGTTGCCGTTCTCGTCCTTCAGCTTGCGAAGCACAGCCAAGGTGCTGTCGTTGGTGATGAAGGTAGCGTTCTTGCGGTACGGGCGTTTCAGCTTGTAGATCAGGTCGATGACGTCATCCGCATCGATGTCCACCGTAGCAATGGTCACGCCGACCTGGGCATCCTTGAACACACCGGTCGGTTTGCCGTCGCCGTCCCCGTTCAGGAAAGCGTCTTCTTCCGCGTTGGCAATCGCCTTGCCGAACTGCGCGATGATGTAGTCCTCCAGCTGGAAGGCATTGTCTGCCAAGAGTTCCTCGGTGATCTTGATGGCCACATGGAGCTTGTGGGCATCCAGCAGTTTCTGGTCGAAGGTCGCGTCACCGAAGGTCAGCGCACCGCCTTCCTCTACCCACAAGGCCGCCGGTTTCGTAGCCGCGATGTTGATCTTCCGTTCCCCGCTGGTACGGATCTTCGTTGCCAGGCCGCGCAGGATGTTTTCCTCATCCAGCACGTCCACCAGGCGTTTGTCGTATTCGTCCGGCACCAGGTAGCCGCCGGCCTCGTCGATGCCTTCCTGCAGGACGTTGGACACGTCGCGGAACTTGGTACGGATCGCCGTGAACATCGCCCTGCGGTATTCATCGGATGCCGTGCCTTTCTTTGCCGGCTGACCCGGATTGCCCACCAGGGGCTTGCTGGTAGGCATAGCCAGTTTCTTGTCCATTTCTACCTGTTTTTCCAGGCGGTCGATGGTCTTGCCCATCTCGGCGATGTCGGCCTCCATCTTCTCGTACGCTTCCACATCGGCAGCAGTCATCTTGCCGTCCTTGTCGGTGTGGTCTTCCAGGAATTTCTTCGTCTGTTCCCACAGAGAAGCGCGTTTGGTTCTCAGTTCGTTAATGTTCATAGCCATTGTCTTTTCCTCCCTTAATGACTCAATAAATAAAGCCGCTTCTTCAGTGGTGCGGCTTCTATACGGTTGTCCGGCTCTGCCGGTTTGTCGATAATGTTGAACTTGCCCAGGAATGAGTTGACGACTGTCAATCTTCCGAACAACACCGCGGCCGGTGCTTCCTGTTTTCCTTCCCCGTCCGTGTACAGGATGTCGTCAGCGAATCCCAGTTCCACCGCTTTCTTTGCGTTGAACCAGGTCTCGTCGTCCATCATGTGCGAGATCTTGGTACGGTTCAGTTCGGTCTTCATCTCATAGGCGTTGATGATACTTTCCTTGACCTCCCCCAGCATGTCCATGGCCTGCTGGAACGCCTTCTGGTCTCCCATGGCGACGGTCATCGGGTTATGGATCATCATCATGGCCACCGGCGACATGGAAACCTTGTCTCCCGCCATGGCCACCACCGACGCTGCCGAGGCCGCCATCCCGTCGATGCGCACTTCCACGTTGCCGGGATACTCCTTCAGCATGTTGTAGATCTGGGCAGCCGCGAACACATCCCCGCCGGGAGAGTTGATCCATACCGTGATATCCCCTTCGCCGGCATTGAGTTCCTCACGAAAAAGACCCGGTGTGACTTCATCGCCATACCAGGTCTCATCGGATATCTGCCCGTTCAATACCAGGGTGCGCGCTCCGGTATCCTCGTTACGCACCCAGTTCCAGAACTTCTTCTTCACTTTCTGTTACCTCCGTTTTGTTCCGCCGTCTGTTTATTCGCGAACAGCCCGGCATCTTTCAGCTTCGTCATGTTCCCGTTGATGAGGTACAGGTCGCCGCCCTCTATTTCCGGTATCGGGTTCAGGTTCTCCATCTCCCGGATATCGTTGGCAGACAGCCACCCGTTCTGACGCCCTACCGCATAGCCGTTCATCCGGCTCTGGTAGTCGCCACGAAGCAGCCCATCCACATTGAACTTGATGAAGTAATGCTGTTTCTCGCCGGGGAGCAGCAGCGCCTTATGCAGCGCCTGTTCCCATCGGATCACCCAGGGGTTCAGCGTGTACTTCACAAATTCCAGGGACTGCTGCTCGATGTTGGAGAAACTGGATTTTTCCAGGTCGCCCACCATGTGGGGAGGCACCCGGAATATCCGGGCAATCTCATCAATCTGGAACTTCCGCGTCTCCAGGAACTGCGCCTCGTTGGGCGAGATGGACATGGGTTTGTAGGTCATGCCCTCTTCCAGCACCGCCACGTTGTGGCTGTTCTTCCCGGAGAACTGCGCATGCCAGCTTTCCCGCAGCCGTTCCGGGTTCTTCACCACGCCGGGATGTTCCAACAGCCCGCTGGGTGTCGCCCCGTTGGCGAAGAACGTGGATCCGTACTCCTCCGCCGCCATGGACATGCCGATGGCGTTCTTGGCCATGGCAATGGGTGAATACCCGACCAGACCGTCATACCCCAGGCCGGGGATGTGCAGCACCTCATCCGGCCGGAGCTTCACCTGCTCGTACCGCTGTTTCCCGCCGAAGTCATCCATGTATCGGGTGTAGGTGTAGACGAGCTGCCCGTCCTTGTCCCGGTTCACATCCATGCGGTCGGGCACCAGCGGGTACAGCCATTTCACCCTGCCGTAGCCGTCCCGGATGATCTGAGCGTAGGCATTGCCATACAAAAGCAAATGCCCCATGAGGGTCTCCCGGAAGATGAAGCTTGTCATCTCCGGGTTCGGCTCGTCATGGAGCAGCGGGTACAGCGGATGGCCGGGTACCATTTCTTTCCCCTGGTCTTTGTAGCGGTACACATGCAGCGGCAGTCCTGCGATAGACTCCGACAGGATACGTACGCAGGCATAGACCGCCGTGACCTGCATGGCCGTGCGTTCGTTCACGGTCTGCCCGGCGGCGCTCCGCCCGAAGAAAAACTGCATGGAACCCATAAGGGCGTTTTGGGGTTTGTCCCTGGATTTGAAAATCCCGCTGATAATCCGGTTGAAAATATTCATGTTCCCTCCTTAATGTGGGCATGAAAAAAGCACTTACCTTTTTAGTAAGTGCTAAAAAACGTTTATATTATTCAATTGTTAATCTTTCCCAAGCTTTTAAACCGGCAAAACCACAGAATCAAGGGGGCATCTTAATCCGTTGGCCTTTTTTTCAGCACGGCTTTCATGGCTCTGGCCAATTCTATAATGGCTCTCCTGTCATATTCGGAACATCCACCCAGCAAATCCCTTAGTTCATTTTCGTCATCATCAGGGATCTGCTTTAAGTAAAAATCGCAGAAAAAATCATCCAAAGTAGCGTTCAATGCCCTGGCGATGCGGAGCAACGCAGGTATTTTAACATCAACACCGCCCCTTTCTACACGGTCATAATATGACAATGACAGCCTTGATAAAGCAGCAGCCTGTTCGGGCGTCAATCCACTCTTTAGTCTTGCCTCTGTGATTCTCCTGCCAATTTTTATGTAATCAACTTGCATAGAAAAAAGTTTCCTTT